TGTTGCAGTGTGTAGAAGTTTCATAGCACCACTCGGAGCATCAACAAAACTTAAAACTCCTGATGAATTTGTTTGTAACATTTTGTCTGTCGCTGGTGCAGTGTCAGGAAAAGTTAAAGTGTAAGATTGACCAGCACTATGAGGTGGCGATTTAATTTTAACTCCATGTGAATTTTGAGAGCAGTTAAGTTGAATGTATCCATCATTACTACCACCATCGCCTTTCACTTCAACACCAGCAGTACCATCAGAAATAAAATTAACTTTTGCTTTTGTAACTGCATCATCAACTATTTTTGCAGTTTGGACTGAGTCTGTTGTAAGTTTAGATGCTGTAACTGTATTGTCGCTTGGTGTTCCTATATCTAAAACATTTCCATAAACCATTATAAAATCAATTACATCGCCTGTGCTTAAAGCAGATGCAAAAGTTATTGTGCTTCCTGAAACTGTAAAAGAAGTTGCTGGTGCTTGGATTACACCATTTAAAGAAACAATCATGTGATTTGCAGACTCAGGTGTAAAATTAACTGAACCACTTTGCATGGTATAAGCCGCTTGACCATTAACTACACTTATTGCATCTAATTTAACAAAGTTTCCTGTAGCTGGTATTTTTCCTATATATGACATAATTAATATTGTAGAGAAACGCCTGTAATTCTACACTCCTTACTTGAACTTGCTTGATTTGCTAACTCTATTTTATATTTTAGTTGTGTACCAGCAGTAACTGATAAATCTGCAACTGAACAACATTTAACACCATTTGAAAAATCAGGTAGTGCGGTTAATGTTGCTGTTGTATAATTTGAACCATTGTCGGCACTTAATTTTAAAACTAAATCAGTATTTAAAGCATTTGTACCAGCATTATCTTGGTATGTTATAACAGCACCCATTTTGCTAGTGGATGAACCAGCAGTTATAGTAGCACCCTCGAATGACCCTGTAGCATTTGCAGTAGCTGATTTATATGCTCTAAATTCTGTAATATGTGCATTAGCATCATGGAAGTCGTGGTTATCAACATCAAAATGTATATATCGCCCACTTACTTCGTTGAATCCTGTAATGTCTAATCTGTTGTTATGTGAACTACTCGATAGACCACCATCAAAATTTAATCTTCCACCACTTAAAGCTGAAGAAAGAGCGTTTGACGAACCATCTTGGTAAAGAGAAGATGTTGAATAATTAGTCCAATTTATTCCAGCATATCCTGAACTTTCGCTATCACTAATTTCTACTTGCATTGACCTTACTACACCTGCGTTTCTACTAAAACCAAAAATAAATTTATCTATTGTAACAATTTCTCCAAAGTCTATTTTAATTGTTCCACTTCCAGCAGATGCAGTTCTCCAAACTCCACTTTCAGCATTTGAAGCATTATTTCTCATTTTAGAACCACCATCCCAATATGATGAGCCACCACTTGTTGCGTAAGTTCCTGTGTAAGTTGGTTCGCTTGATGTGTTGTAAAGTCTTTCTGTTTCAGGAACTACTGATGCAATAAATTCATCTGAAGTTCTTTGCACATTAGTTAAACTTGTAATTCCTGTTGCATCTTGAAAAACATCGTAACTTGCAGAGTTACTATTTTGTTTTGCTAAATTTTGATTTGCAAAAACTCTTAAACCTAATCTTGCTATATCTACTTTAACATCAGGGTCGCCACCTAATCCACTTGGCAATTCTGTGACACTTGTTAATGAGTTATTATTTAATTTAATTATAGACATATTAATATTGTAACGATACTCCTCTGATTCTTGCTAACTTAGATGCACCTTGATTAGCAAATTCAAACTTGTATTTTAATTGTGTTCCACTTGTAACAGTTAAATCATTTATTTTTGCCATTTTGATACCGCTAGAAAAATCAGGTAAAGCAGTAAGTGTAGCTGTAGAATAATTACTTCCATTATCAGCCGACAGTTTCATAACTATATCGGTATTTAAAGTATTAGTTCCTGAACCAGCATCTTGATATGTAATTACTGCACCCATACTTGTTGTTGCTGTTGATGCTGTTATAGCAACACCCTCAAATGATCCTGTTGCATTTGTTACATATGGATAATGGTAAGGCTCAAAAATTGATAACGCATAATAACCACCTGTATTTTGGCTAAGAAGTTGCAGTTTTATATATCTAGCTGTATAAGATGGAACTGAATCAACTCTAGTCATCCAATTAGCATATCCACCAGCAGAACCTGTAAAATTGACCACTCCCCCACTCGTTCCGCTTGAAAAAGTTTTTGTTTTTCCACTTTGAGTGCTGACAGAAGACCCATTTGATGAACTTGAAAAATCTATGTCAGTATAAGTAGAATCATCCAAACTATATTGAACTCTCCATTGATTTATATAGGTAGTGTAATCCATTCCACCAAAAGCAATACTACCACCAAAATTTTTAGCTTCTTTAAAATCTACTGTCCATTCTTGACTCGAACTTGGTGATGTGTTTGAATATGCCCATAAACTATCTGTCGCAATACCCTCAGTTTCCCCATAATAACTAGGATAAACATTTACAAAACTTGATGTTGCACCTTGCGCCCAAGTTCCTAAAAGTCTGTGTTGATAAGATGATGGTGTCATATTTTGATAGTCAATACCCTCTGCTGTTGAAGATATAGTTTCAGAAGAACAATACTCATTAACACTATTTCTTGTTGCGTTAGTAAAATTTGTAACACCATTTGCGTCATTGAATACATCAAAACTTGCTGAGTTTGAGTTTGAAACATTTAAGTTTTCTTGTGTGTGTACTCTTAATCCTAAAGTTGATAAATCGTTTATTATTTTGTTATCATCAAAATCACTTGCATATTGAGTAACGCTTGATGATGAAATTCTGCTGTCAGCAAAAGTTCCGCTAGTGATTTTTGATGTAGGTAAATCAGGAACATCATTTACACTTATTGGCAGAGGTGCTACAGTTCTTCCTATAAATCCCATAATAAATCCTATGTAATTTCTAAAATGCTTAATGTTGCATCAATCTTCGCTGAAACTGAACAATCAATTTTTAAAACATCAGTATCTTGAATAACTACTTTACCACCTGATAAAAGTTCTAATGAACTTCCTGATGGAATAGAAACATCTTTTACTAAAAAAACAGTTTGGTTAGTTTCTGTATCAGATGTATTTGATTCTAGTTTTACTGAAGCTGTAACTGATGTTGAGTGAACATTACAAAGGATTAACCCAATAACTACTGTAGTTGTTGATGTTTTTCCTGTGTATAAAGTATCAGCGACCCCTGAACTTGATGGCATAGCATCATTAGTCTTTACTTTAAAAACATTCGCCATTTATTCTCCTTATCCTAATGCTATTGCTAATGGTAAAGCATTTGGGTCTGTTTCAGATATTGTTCCTGTAACTGACATTGTGCTTGTAACAGCATTTGTTGTTGTATTAATTTGAAATAACTCTACATCGTCAGAGCCATCAAAAATTTTTACTTTAAGCACATTTGTTGTAGCATCATCCACAAAAATACTTCCAGCGACAGCAGATGATGGTCTTGAACTTCCTTTGTGTGTTGAGTTTAATGCTCCAATAATATTATTCAACTCAGTTCTAAAAGAAGCAAAACCCTGATTATCTAATACTACATCTGAAACTTGTGCCATAATTAATCCTTATATTTAAAAAACACTAAGATTTCAAGCCATATCCTTGTGCTTGATAATCAAATGTTCTACTTATACCAACATTACTACTATTAAAAAATTGTATTGTAAAACCATTTTTGGTCTTAGATGATATTGTAAAAAAGTCTCCAACAGCCATACCTTGACCAGCAACAGATATACTTGGAATTGCAAAAAATGAATTGTTAAAAGTAACAGTTTCTCCTGATGCTGAAGCTACAATATCTTCTCTTGAATCTACTCGTTTTTCAAAATTTACTGTAAATTCTAAATCATGCACCTTTGATCTTACCTTTGCATTTTCACAAGTTAATTTACATCTAAATTTAAAAAATCTACCTTTAATAGTTGTTTGTTGTGCTATTTTTCTAAAGCTTGTAATAGCATTAATATCTGTATCATGTGACCCTACTTGTATTTCTGCTCCAGCCTGTATTTCAGGAGAACCATCATAGGGTGCTTTTGCGTCATCATGCAAAGTTGCACCTCTACCTGAGTCGTGTAAATCATACTCATCTTCTGAACTCATACCTACTTTTGCACCTAAAGTTACATCATAAATAGCATCTAAACTAAGTGTGTTTGCAAAGTTATAAAATCCTGATGCCTGAATATTGCCATCAAAATTAGTAGGATTTGTTGATTGATTTGTACCACCTAAATCAAATAAACCCTCTGCTGATTCTATATTTCCTACACCATCATCAAAATTTGTAATTGTGTCTAAAATAAGAACTTTCCTATTTGCGTTATCTGTTGATATTGCAACATTATTATCTCTTGTTCCTAAAAAATCTGCCATATTTACTCACTAAATGTTTGTGTTGTTACAAAGTTATTTAAACCTGATATATTTGTTGTTACTACAGATGCGTTAGCACTTGCATTTCCAAGCTTATCAACTGCTTTGATTAGAAAAGAACCTGTAATAGCATTAATTGTAGCTGTATTAGATTTTCTTCTAACAACTTTAGTCAATGGTGTGCTTTCGTTCCAAGTAGCACCACTTAAAACATTTTGATACCTTATTTCATACCAAGATATATCTAAATCAGCAACAGGAGACCAAGATAACTCCATTTGATTTGAGCCTACTAAAGATACAGATAAATCGTCAATATCTGCTGGTGTTTCTGTAGCACCAATAATTTTTCTTGATGCTGAAATAAAACTAGACGATACATTAAAAGTGTTGATTGCTTTTACCCTTACATCATAAGTAGCATCATCTATTACATTTAAAAATTCATGTTTTAATTGTGAACCGCTTGATATGATTTTAAAATCACTCTCATCACTTTTTTTAGCTTCTACTTGATAATATTGAACAAATTGGTCTGTACTTGCGGTAATATCTATATTCAATCTTGTAATTACAATTCCATCAGCATATTCAATCATCTCATCTGATAATGTAATTGCAGATGGTGGCTGTATAGTAAATGGGCTGGGTAATGTTGTTGATGGTGTACTAGCAACTTGTCCTTTGGTTGCAAAAGTGTAATGTGATGCTTGATATTCTACTAAATTAAGATCAATAGTATAATCTTCTCTAAATGTCATAGATAAAACTCTAAATGCTTTACTTGAAAAACCTAAGCTAGATAAAGTTACATTTACAATATCTCCAATGTGTAATTCATAAGCTTTGAATCCACAGTTAATACTAAGACCTAAAGACTCTCTGCTTCTTCTTAAAATAACTTCAGCTAGTTCTTCAGCTTGATATGGAGAAGTAATAGTCCTAAAATCAAACCTACCCTCTAGCAAAAAACCCCCATCTGCTGTTTTCATTGTTGCGTGTTGATCTGCACTTGCTAATCCTGAATCATCAATAGGTGGAAACTGCACTTCATCGACTTGATAATTTCTGTCAGGATTTACAAATGATACAATAACTCTATTAAACTTGTTATTTTTTGTAGGAGAAGCTAAAGCATATCCACCAATAATATCATCTTCTGTTAAAGATACTGAAGCTGTGCCTGTTGTCTCAATAACTAATTTATATTTACCTTGAACATAAGGAAGATAACCTCTCATGCCTTTTATTATATCTCTTACATTGTCTATAACTTTTTTAGATGTATCTACAACAGCATTACAATCAAATAAATTAATATCACTACCGCCTGAAAATGGTGTGACCTGTGTGACGCAAACTTGTGAAGCATCATAAAAACTTTGTAAATCTAAACTTGATGTAGCAATACCTTTTCCATATCTTTCATTTCTTAAATAATCTAATAAACAAAAAGCTGGGTTTGTAGAAAAAGATGCAGTTTGTTCTGATAAGTCAGATGCTAATG